GGTATTATACAGAAATAAAGGATAAAATTGACCACGATTTCCTTACCCTAACATACCTAGATTGCTTAGAAGCCCTCCCACAGACCATTATTGATAGTATTGAGAGCAAAAAACACAAGAAAAACTGGTGGAGAGTATATGGCTTAGGCTTATTAGGAGAGCTAGAAGGTAAAATATATAGTGATTGGAAGATAATAGATGAGATACCACATGAGGCTAGATTAGAACGTAGAGGTTTAGATTTTGGTTATAGTATTGACCCTACTGTGGTAATAGATTTATATAGATACAACGATGGATTTATAATAGATGAGGTTTTATACCAAAAAGGACTAAGTAATAAAGGTATAGCTGACTTCTTAAATCAGAATGATAAAGGTAGAATATTAACAATAGCAGATAGTGCAGAACCTAAAAGTATAGAAGAGATAAGAAACTATGGAATTAATATAATAGGAGCTATAAAAGGCTCAGGTAGTGTTAACCAAGGAATACAGTTTGTTCAAGACCAAAGGATTAGTATTACTAAAAGGAGTTTAAAAACAATTAAGGCTTATAGGAATTATATTTGGAAGACAGATACTAAAACAGGAGAGTCTATAAACGTTCCAGATGATACTATACACGAGTGGTCAGACAGTATGGATGCTATAAGATATGGTTTAGATAGTTATAGACCACGTAAACCAAGCATTAAGAAACAATACATAGCTAGAAATAGCATAACAGGATATTAGTATGGCAATACAAATTAAAAAAACTAAACAAGGAGTGTGTGCTACTTACATAGCACAGGCTTTCACTAATTCATTAAACTTTCAAAGACCGAACTTTATTAAGTTCAATGAGTGGTATCGTATTTATAGAGGCATAAGAGATGATAGTAGGCAAAACTATGCAGGTAGGGCTAATTTATTTATTCCTTATGTGTTTAGTGTTATTGAAACAATTATTCCAAGATTAGTTGGTAATAATATTAAAGTTGAGGCTATTCCTCGTGAACCTAATGACTTAAAGAAAGCCAAGGTAAACAATGCTTTAATGGATTATCAATGGGATAAGATGAATATGAGAGCTAAACTAAAGAGTTGGTTACGTCAAGCTATGTCTTATGGGTATGGTATGATGAAACTTACTTGGCAGTTTAAAGAAGGTGAAATGGATATGCCTAATGCCGAGATGATTGATTTATTTGATGTATTCTATGATCCGAATGGAACAACAGTTGATAATTGTCGTTATATTATACATAGAGCAGAACGTTCCTTAGAGGAATTAAAGAAAAATCCTAACTATACTGTACCTAAAGATTTAGATGTAACTGTTCAACAAGATGAGTATAAAGTCCAAAGAGATGCTATTCTAGGTCTTACTAAGCCTAAAGATAAAGATAGTAAGAAGATAGAAGTATTAGAATATTGGGGATTATATGACTTAGGAGAAGGAGAAGAAGAGTGTTTAATCGTAGTAGCTAATAAGAATATACTACTAAGAGCTGAACCAAATCCATATCAACATAAGAGAAAACCATTTATTAAGTTAATGGATATTGAAGATATATCTAGTTTTGCTGGTATTGGTGAGATAGAACAATTAGCTAGTTTACAATATGAGCTTAATGATATACGTAATCAACGTATGGATAATGTAACCTTAATCCTTAATAGGATGTGGAAGGTTAATAAGAACGCCGGTGTAGATGAATCAGACCTTGTTAGTCAAGCTGGCCAAGTTATACATTGTGATGATATGAACGGTATTGAGCCTTTAGAAACACAAGATGTTACTGGAAGTTCATATAATGAGGAGACCTTAGTTAAGAGTGATATGCAGTTAATTAGTGGTGTTAATGACTATACTAGAGGTGGTGGTGGTGGCACAGGTAAAGGAGAAGCTGGTACAACCAATGAAACAGCTACTGGTATTATGTTATTACAGGAAGCTGCTGCTAGTAGATTTAAGTATAAGTTAGACAACCTAGAAGACTCTCTAAAAGAGTTTGGTGAACAGCTACTAGGGTTAAATCAACAGTTTGTTGATAAAGCTACAAAGATTCGTATAGTAGGTGAAGGACTGAGTAAATGGATAGATGTTGAGCCAGAGGAGATGCAAGGAGACTTTGACTTAGAGGTTGATGCTGCTTCTGACCAACCAATGAATAAGAGTATTAGGAGAGCTGAGGCTAGAGAATTACTACAAGCAGTTATTCCTTTTGCGCAGTTAGGTATAGATATTAAATATTTTATAACTTACTTACTTGAAACTTATGATCTTACAGACGTGGAAAAGGCTTTTCCAGAGCAAGGACCAGGACTTCCAGGAGGAATCCCAGGAAGTGGTGGACAAATACCAGGCGCTCAAGGAGCTGGTCAAGTCCCAGGGATGGGTGGTAGCCCAATTGCTAACCCAGGAACACAAACAGCAACTAGTGTCCCAATTGGTTAATAAAGCACAGAAGAATGAGGATACATCAGTATTAGCAGGAGAAATAAAAGGATTAGATTATATCTTTAACGAAATTTTATATATCTTAAAGAAGAGACTAAACTCTTAAAAATGTTAAATCGGGACTATAACCCGTATAAAATGAATTAAATGGAAGATGAACAAGTGGTAGAGGAAACTACCGACTCCCCATCAGAGGAAACAAACACCGAGGAAGTTGTTGAACAACAAGAGAAGACTGTCCCTTATGACAGATTTCAAGAAGTTGTTAAACAGAAGAATCAATACAAGGATCTCGTTGACACAATGAAAACTCAACCAGAGCAAGTTAAACCAGATTATTCTGGTGAAACTGAAGACGCTCTCAAATTAGTTGATGAAAGAGCTAGTAATATTGTTAGAAGAGAAATGAGTATTGCTCAAAGGAAAATGGACTTGGATAACACCATTAACCAAAATCCTGATTTCTTCAAGTATTCTGACATCATCAAGTCTAAGATACAGGAAAATCCTAATCTTGCTTGGTCTGATGCTTATAAGTTAGCTAAGTATGATACCTCTACTATAGAGGCTGAAGAACGAGGCAAACAAAAGGCTTATATAAAACAAGAAGAAAAGAAGAAGGCTGTTGTTGAAACTGCAACTAAAACTCGGCAGACCCCTGGTTCTAATGAACAGATTAATCCTCTAGCTAAAGGACCAGATGGTAAGTATCTATATACTTCCAAGGAATTAGAGGATATATTACCAAAGAGTAATTAACGAGTACATTTAAATAAATACGACATAAAGGTTGACTGGTGATATAGTATAAGAAATTGTAATATAAAAAAATATGTCTTTAATTGCATTGACTAACGCAACTTCGTTGGCAAACACTATCAAAGAGTTTTACGACAGAGTTATGTTGGATGTATTAGATCCAGAATTAAAATATTATCAGTTTGGTGAGAAGCGCCCTTTACCTAAAGGTGAAGGTATGACCATGGTTTGGAACAGACCTACTAGATTAGCTAAAGGTTTTGTTCTAGCTGAAGGTCTAGCAACTTCTACAGCAAATACTCTTTCTACAAGCAAAGTTTCAGCTATTATCAGACAGTTTGGTGGTTTCACCTCTGTATCTGATATGGTTGACCTAACTTCTATTACAGACGTAATGAAGATGGCTGCTGAAAGATTAGGCGCTCAAGCTGGTGAAACAATTGAAAGAGTTATTATTAATGAATTAGCTACAGGTAATGCTGGTGCTGGTATCCATTATGTTAAGAACTCTGCTACAATTGGTGATTATTTTGAATCTGTTTCTGGTATTTCATCTATCACTCTAGCTGGTTCTGTTGTAGGTGCTACTGCTTGTTACGCTAATACTTTGGCTGTATCTAATGTACGCCAAGCTATTTACCGACTTAAGGGTTTAAATGTTAAACCTTATGAGGGTAATGACTATGTATCTATCATAAATACAGAAACTGCTGAAGATATTGTTGGTGATACAACTTGGATTAATTTCCATCAATACGCTGCTCCAGGTCAGGCTAATCTTTACTCCGGTGAGATTGGTAAAATCTATGGTTGTCGTTTTGTAGAAACAACTCAAGGTCCTGCTGTTCGTGGTATTGGTGATTCTCTATCTACAGCTTCTGCTGTTGTATATGGAACATTGATTATGGGTAAAGGTTACTTCGGTGTTACTGAGTTAGATGGTGGTATTAAAACCCACATCGCTCAAGGTGCTGAAAAATCTGATCCTCTAAATCAAATGACCACCTATGGTTGGAAAGCTAACTTTATTGCTAAGGTTTTGAATGCTTCTTGTGGTGTATGGTATTGGGCTGGTTCTGGCGACACAACTGTTGTTGCTGATGAATCTGCTACAGGTAGCGTTATGCGTTACAAATATCCTACTTCTTACTAGGAGTTTTGATATACTGCTCCTCACTTCGTGTCCTCACTTAGTGGGGGGTAGTAATCAAAAATGAAATGTATTTATAACAACGAAAAAGAATGTGATAATTGTGGCTTGCTATGGTCATCACTTAATAAACGATTATGATATACCTCGTAACTGGAGGCACTGGTTCTCTTGGATCAGCTTTAGTTAGAAAGCTATCTAAAGAACATCAAATAAGAGTATATTCAAGAGATGAATATAAACAGTCAGAAATGGCTAAAGATAATAACCCCAACGTATCATATTGGCTTGGGTGTGTTTGTGATTTAGAGAGGCTTAAAGAGGCCTGTGAAGGTGTTGATGTTATTATACATACAGCCGCTATGAAGCGTATGGACACAACATCTCATAATACTTATACAGTAGCTGATGTTAATATAAGAGGAACTAGGAACGTAATGATAGCTGGTAGGGGTAAGAAGATTATAGTAGTAAGCACAGATAAGGCCTTCCAACCCAGTTGTATCTATGGTGCTAGTAAAATGATAGCTGAAAGTATAGCTATAGCAGGTGGTGCTATTGTTTGGAGATTTGGTAATTTTATAGGCTCAAGGGGTAGTGTCTGGGAGATATTTAAAAAACAAAGAAAAGCTGGTAAACCATTTACTATTACTCATCCCTATGCTAGTAGATTTATTATAAGACTAGATGAGGTATGTGATTTACTTCTTTCTGATGTAGAGCCAGGACTTCATTATCCTAAAAACCTTAAAACAATGACAGTAAAACAAATAGCAGATAGCATTGATCCTAAATGGGACAGTGTTGTTGTTGGTTTAAGAGAGGGAGAAAAGATGTCAGAAGCATTTAATGAAAATTATACAAGCAATTATGAAGATACCATTTTGTAAACCCTATGTGGGTAATGAAGAAATTAAAGCAGTAAAAAAAGCTATTAAAAGTGGTTGGCTTACTACTGGTAAGGTTACTGAGGAATTAGAGCAGAAGATAGCTGATTATACTGGTGCTAAATACTGTGTAATGCTTAATAGCTGTACAGCAGCACTACATTTATCATTAGAGTATCTTAAACAAGATAAGTATGAAAATAGCTTTAAAGCATTAGTACCATCATTAACATTCGCTGCTACCGCTGAAGCAGTCTTACACGCCGGTGGTGAGGTAATATGGGGAGATGTCAATGAAGATATGTGTCTAAAACAATTCTCTTTACATGACTTTGATATAGCTATACCAGTACATCTATGTGGAACAGAAGCTAAAACAAATTATACCTGTGATGTAGTAGAAGATTGTGCGCATTTAATATATAAAGACCAGTGTAAAAATAGCAAACATTTCTTCTGTTATTCATTCTATGCCACTAAAAACTTAACTATGGGTGAAGGTGGTTGTATCTGTACTAATGATGAGAAGGCTTATAATTGGTTTAAACAGGCTAGACATCATGGTATTAGCAGAGATGGCTGGAAACGCTATGAAGGATCAAACTGGAAATATGATATAGAGTTTCTTGGTTGGAAGTATAACCCAAGTGATGTATTAAGTTCAATTTTATTAGCTAATTTTGATAAGATATTTGATATTCATATAGAGAGGCAACGCTGTGTTGGTAAATATAATGAATTATTAGGGTATAAAAATAAAGGAGTTCACTTATATCCTATTATGGTAAAAGATAGGGATAGTTTTATAGAGTTAATGGCTAAAAAAGGAATACAATGTTCTGTACACTTCTTACCACTACATAAGATGACAGCTTTTAGACATATACCAGTGTTAAATAACCTTAAAAAGACTGAAAAACTAGGTGAAAAGCTAGTATCACTCCCATTATACCCAGAACTTACCGATGAAATGATAGAATATATAACAAAAGAGGTTTTAAATA